TGCAGATCTCGCTTGTATTGAACCCCACAATAGACGAAGATACAGGTGTTGGAACGAACCGACACACACACGACACACACGCGAAGGACAGAGAGATGCGAGAATTGAACCAACTAAACGCAGCAGGGCAAAGAGCAGACGTCAACCTTTCTTCTTGCGAGAAATGGTACGAAGGCACAGTAATCACACCTTTGACGCAGAAAGCAAGAGACTGGTTTGAGGAATCAGTAGCGAGAGGAGCATCCAGCATCACGATAGAGTCCGGAGTAGGCATCAGCATTGAATGGTTTGAGAAACTGCAAAACGCTGGGCTAACCATCGCAGTAGGCACCAAAGAAGATCCAAGAAACTAAACACACACACACACCAAGCCCCAGCACACCGCTGGGGCTACTGAGCACCAAACACACACGAGAAAGGATCAGGAATGACAACTTGGATCAAAGATAAGCAAGGCATGCTTGTCGGCAGCGAAGGTTGGAAGATCGACGAGTATCGAGGTCACTTTGTCGTATGGCATCACACAAAAGTGACCGGTTTGTATTACACTCTGCGAGCAGCAAAGGACGCTGCTGAGCGAAGAGTAACGACGCAAATCATGGAGGAATTAAAATGAAAAACGCAGCAACGCTATTTTTTGCTTGGCTCTGTGGATATGGTTTCATGATGCTTGCTGAATGGTTCGCAGCAGGAGGTGCGAGATGAAAAACAAATATCCGGTCAGAAAGATGTGGGTGGTGATTACGGTAGGCAGCAAGCGATATGGCATGACCGTGTCTAACAGGGAATGGACTCGCGATCCTTCGGGTCAGATGTGGGTTTTGCACAAGTCCTGTTGCAGCAAGGTGGTCAGCGCGAAGCCTTGCATCGTAGATTGGATGGACGATCTTTCTGACGAAGAAAAAGACCGGACGAGCGTTTCTGCTCGACGATTTACGGATTAATCGTCCTCAAAAGCATTTTTCCAAATTATATGGATTCCGCTTGTATTGAACCCCACAATAGACGAAGATACGGGTGTTGGAACAAACCAACGCACACACGCACCACACACGACACACACGCGAAGGACAGAGAGATGCAAGTAGACGCATTCGGACAAAGAGCAGACGTAAGTTTTTCTTCTTGCGGGAAATGGTACGAAGGCACAGTAATCACAGCCTTGACCAAGAAAGCAAAAGACTGGTTAGGAGCAACCAGCATCACCATAGAATCAGGAGTAGGCATTGAAATATGGGAGGAGAAACTGCAAGACGCTGGTTTAGCCATCGCATTACCCACCAAATAAGAACCAAGAAACTAAACACACAAACACACGCAGCCCCAGCACACCGCTGGGGCTACTGCAAGGAGAAAAGACATGAGACCGAACCCACTATACATCGACATCATTTTCGAAGATCACGTTTACACTGCAACCGTCTTTGAGACGACACAGTTGCGTAAGTTCTGCAGCGATTGCGTTCGAAAGGGAAAGACCTTCCGGTTCGGAAAGATTCATCAGTACGGAGACATCAGCATCGCTCGCTTGTCTCAAGTAATGAATCAGATTCGCGAATTTGCAACATACGACAGGTGGCTCGCAGCACGAACTGAGTATTCGGAGAATGAATAGAAGGTTGAAATGAAATGGGACAAGTAATCCAAAGACTGGTCTCCCTGCGAGACGAATCGCAGGGAGAAGTCAAAAAAGCGTTGCGAGCCGCGATCAACAAGATCGAAAGGCAGAACAAGCAGATACACAAACTCAAGAAAAAATTGGAGCGACAAAATGACAGATGATCGTTTAAGAGCGTGGACTTACTACGATGAAGACCTTGTATACTATGAAATCATTTTCCCATTCGGAAAGCATACGCATGCAGAGGCAGCAGCCATTTGCGCCAAATACTCTTGTGCAGCGGACGAGTTACGAGTTGAAGATCTAATTGATCACAATTCACATTACGGAGTTAAGACTCAAGTAATTTTATTAGATGGAACAAGACACCCAGTCTTTGATCACGAGGTAATCATCAGTCTCAGCACCGAGGTCAAGAGTTTGCGGAACGACGAATAGACCTCTAAAATAGAATTTGACACCCCAACAAAGTCTCGGTGCGGAAACGCATCGGGGCTTTTCTCATAGTATCAGGGTAGGTGACCCAAGATGGAAATTTGTTAAGAATATAATTCGAGCATCAAAAAACGAGGCACAAATGGCAACCTACACACAACTTCTTGCAGCATACGACACAGCGATTTTGAATCTGCTGAGTGGCGAGCATGAAAGTTACAGCATCGGAAATCGACAAGTGACTCGTTTTGATCTGAAAGATCTGCAGGAGCAAAGAGACAAGATCGCGTTCCTTGCACAGCGAGAAACTTCTGGTGCGGTTCGTGTTGCCAAGATGCAAAGGATCACCAAATGATTGATCGCATCGTTGACAAGATCGTGACCGCAGTAAACCCAATCGCTGGGCTAAGACGCAAACAGGCTCGTCGACTATTGGAGCGATCTTACACAGGTGCGGAACCGCATCGACTCAACAGTCAGAGTAAGCCTCAGAATCGTTCGGCTAATCGCGAGCTAGATGGTCCTTTCGGTGCGGATCAACTGCGTGCTTGGTCGAGGATGCTTGTACGAGACAATGCATACGCATGGGGTGTGGTCGATACTATTGTCAGCAGCGTCGTCGGTCGTGGAATTCAGACCATGTCCGATCTGCCGGATGCGGACGATATTAACGAGCAGCGTGACGAACTATGGCAGGACTGGGCTAAAGTATGTGATATTAACGGTCAGCTAGATTGGCATTCGCTGCAGTCGCTCGCACAGCGTGAAATGGTTGAGGCTGGCGAGGTCTTGGTTCACATGGTCAGCGTCTCGGAAGTAGATCGTGGGATACGGCGACCAGTTCCATTTGCATTAGAATTGATCGAAGCAGATCGTCTTGCTGTCGAATACGACACGCTTAGACCTGCACCTGACGGTCATGAGATCGTTCGTGGTGTAGAGATCGATCAACTCGGAAAGCCTGTCGCATATCACGTCTACAAAACGCACCCATCGGATTACGTTCACAAACGTGAGGTCGTTCGACTCCCAGCAAGCAACGTGATCCATCTTTTCAGAAAAGATCGTGTTGGACAAACGCGAGGTGTCAGTTGGTTTGCTCCGGTCGTCAGTTGGCTGCGTGACTTAGGTGTGTATGTTGAAAACGAAATGGTCTCAAGTGCGGTTGCAGCCTGCTACACAGCAGCTATTAAGTCACGTTCTCCAATCTCAATGCTCGGTGCAGAGGACGGTCAAGACTCTTCAGATTCGAATGGCAACATCTACGATTTCATGCAGCCAGCAATGATTATGCATCTGCAACCAGACGAGGACATTGTGTTCGGCAATGCCGGTCGTCCAAACTCAGATGCACAAACTTGGATTAATCTTATCCTGAGAGGAATCGCTGTCGGCACCGGTTTGTCTTTTGAGACGGTGGCTCGTGATTACTCCTACACCTCGTGGAGCAGTAACCGAGCGTCACAACTTGAAGATCGCAGGCGATTCCGGTGTTGGCAGCAGTACCTTGAGCATCAACTGTGCGATGTCGTCTGGAGGAGGTTCTGTGAAAAAGCAGCGTTCATTTCAAACCCAGCATTCCCCAGTCTCGTTGAGTTGCTTGATAACCCATCGCTCGTGCCTAGTCAGAATCTAGCGACTGGTTGGGAATGGGTTGACCCGCAGGCAGAAGGTGATGCCAGTGCAGCAGCGGTCTATAACAACCTGTCAACCGTTAGAGATGAGCTTGGAAAGAAAGGATACAACTGGCGAAAGGTTCTGATGCAGCGATCTAAAGAGGTCGAGCTAATGAACGAGCTTGGTTTGGTACAGACCGGTGCAAGGTTGCGTTCGGTTACCGAGGCACAAAGCAAATCCGAGAGCAAGAGCACCTCCGAGGTACAAACCGAAACCAAGAGCATCAGTGGCAGCAGCGAAAACATCGCGGAGGTCGAGGCAGCGTTCGAAAGCGAAACTCCACAACCGGAGCCAGTAGATCAAGATGGCTAAATATGATCACATCAATTTCAAGCCACCAAAGGGTGTGCAAAAAGCAGCGCGCATCGGTTTAGAGATGCGGGAGGAGCACGGCAGGGGAGGGACTGCTGTGGGAGTGGCAAGGGCAAGGGATTTGTCCAACGGTAAAACCATCAGTCCTGACACAGCGAAAAGGATGAAGTCATATTTCGCTCGACATGAAGTAGATCAAAAGGCAGAAGGCTTCAATGTCGGTGAAAAAGGATATCCCAGCGCAGGCAGGGTTGCGTGGATGCTTTGGGGAAGTTTCGAGGGTCAACGGTGGTCAAACAAATTAGTTGATCAAATGAACGCAGCCGACGAAAAAGGAAAAAGGTCAATGGCTAAAAAGAAAAACACTTATGCAGACCGATCGAAGATGGTCATGCGTTTCGTTGAGGTCAGAGCAGATACGTTTACTGATGAAGGTGTCGATGTTGTGGTCGCTACTGACAATCCTGTGCAAAGAATGGATTGGGCTCGCGGTCAGGTTATTTCAGAAATACTAGATATGGGTGGAGTCGAATTTCGCAGCGAAAGAAATCAGTTGCCGATCGTAGACAGCCACAATCCGTCTACTGTACGAAACGTGCTCGGCAGCGTTCGTGATCTGCGTGTAGTAAAAGGAGAGCTTGTCGGTCGCGCGATGTTCGCGCAGGATACGGCATCTCAAGAGGCTTATCAAAAAGTTCGAGACGGACACCTCACTGACTTTTCAATCACTGCAAGCGTTAACGAAATAAGAAGCGTCGGTAACGGTGAAAAGTTTAAGGTGAGAAACAAAACGATCACAGGACCAGCAGAGATCGTTACTCGCTGGACACCTACGGACGCATCGCTAGTGGCAACGGGAGCCGACTCAGCATCAACGGTGCGTTCATTAGTTTTACGATCTTATGATTCAAATGAATGGAAAGGTGATGAAATGCCAGTGACACGCGAGCAGTTGATCGAACTTGGTATGCCAGAAGAAATTGCGGAATCCAGTGACGTAGCCCAATGGCTCGCTCAAAACATTGGCTCGGCTCAAGCGTTAGAAACAGAAGAAACATCTGAAGCAGAAGCGTCAGTTCAATCTACTGATGAATCACCAGTGGAAGAGCCGGTTGCTGAAGCCAATGAAGAAGAAGCACCAGCGTATCAAGACGAAGTACCTGCCGATGCTGAGCCGGTGCTTTCTGGTGCCGAGGGTGGGGACACCCTAGACAGAGCAATTAGCGATGAGCGTGATCGTGTCAAGCTCATTAGAACGCTGGCTCGTTCAGCGAACATTGACAGTGAAGTAGCTGATCAGTGGTGTGACAGCGGTGCTCCGCTAGAAGAAGTCCGAAGAAAGGTTCAAGAAGAAATGGAAAAGCAGAATCAGCCTGCTGGCACGTCAGTGCATGTGACGCGATCAGCAATCGACAAAGCAGAAGAAGCAGTCCGAAATGGTCTGCTCAAGCGAGCTTATCAAAGCGCAGGTATTCGCCAGCAGCCAGAACTTACTGGTGAGGGCATGGGGAACGTTGAGCTTATCCGTATGGCAGAAGTCATGCTGAGAGCAGGCGGCATCAATACCGACCGCATGGCTAAGCGTGATATTGCAGCCGTTGCAATGGGTAATACATCCACCATGAATCGTCTCGGTATCAAGCGAGATGGCGAAGCCTATCACACCACAGGTTCGTTCGCCAACCTGCTTCTTGATGCGAGTAATAAGACTTTGCTCGCAGCGTATGATGAAGCTCCATACACATGGAATCTTTGGGCTCGCCAAGCGAGCAGCGTTGCGGATTTCAAGAACATCAATCGAATTCGTTATTCCGAGGCTGCGTCATTGGACGTCGTTCCAGAGAATGCTCAGTATTCTGAGAATTCTATGAGTGACGAAAAAGAAAGCTACTCGGTTGAAAAGTACGGCAAGGTCACTACTGTCAGTTGGGAGACTATCGTCAACGACGACCTTGATGCTTTGGCTCGTACTCCAGCGATGATGGGAACCGCTGCTCGTCGAACGCAGAACGAAAGAATTTATGAAGTGCTGACCCAGAACGCTAACATGGCAGATGGTAACGCACTCTTTAGTTCTGCTCACAGTAACTTTGTTTCATCGGGATCAGGGGCAGCACCAAGCGTTGCGACTCTGAATTCTGCTTACACCAGCATGATGACTCAGACCGGTGTTGATAGAAAGACCATCATCAACGTCGAGCCAGCCTTCATCATCGCACCACCATCGTTGCGTGGTACAGTGCTTCAGTTGCTCGGTTCGTTCAGCGATCCTGTCGCTGGTGGTTCTGCTGCAGGGAACGCGAACACCCTGAACATCCATCAGAACGTTCTTACTCCTATCATCGAGCCACAGCTTGAATCGGCAAGTCAGACTTCTTGGTATCTTGCTGCTCGCAACAACTTGATCGACACAGTGGAAATTGCGTTCTTGCAAGGCGAGGAATCGCCAGTGCTTGAGTCCGATTACGATATGAAGCGTGATTGCTACTTCTACAAAGTACGTCAAACCTTCGGTGTCAAAGCTATCGATTGGCGTGGACTCTACAAGAACTTCGGTGCCTAAGCCTGAACCTTGCAACTAAACTAAAAACCAACTGAGGAACTAAAACGATGAGTTACAATCATATTGACAAGGTGATCTACCACGACGACTTTTTAGGTCATGGTGCGTTACCATCCAGCCAAAGCGACAGCGACTGGTTGGTAGACGATACTTCGTCCAGTGGAACACCGACCTACACTAAAGGTGGAATCGGCGGTGAGGCAACCTTGGCTTTGGCAGCTACTTCCGAAGCTGAGAATGTTTGCTTGCATCACGGTGACGACCTCAACTTTGATATCGACTTGCTCAAAAGAATCGAGTTCAGGATCAAAGGTGGACAGGCTGCACTAGGAGCAAATTCTCAACTCGCTTTCGGAGTGTGTTCTGCACGCAATGACGCGATCGATAGTATCGCAGAGCAGGCTTGTTTCCGAGTAATCGGTTCCGACGATACTACCGCAGTCGTTTGCGAAAGCGATGATGGTTCTAACAATAACGACGACGTAGCAACCAATCAGGTGCTTTCCAACAGCTATAAGCGATTCGTGATCGATTTTGCTGGTGGCAAGTCGGACGTCAAGTTTTATATGGATA